GCTTGTGCGACCTAAGCAATAAGCAAAATCAGATTCAATGTTTCTTATGATACTAAATACTATCCCTTCGTCATATTTTTCCCATTTATCATCATACTCAATATGAATCAATGGAGTTATTTCTTTTATTCTCATATTTAAAAGAATTTGCGGATACTGCCGAGAACGGCATAGACTTTAGTAATCATATCGATGGGAATTTCTTGTGCCTTGTATTCGGGATTGGATGGCAACAGACGGATGAAACCTTCGCGGTCACTCATTTCAATCCGCTTTACTGTACGGTATTCATCGGTTACGATAGCATAGATTTCACGTGTTGGCAAGTGCTCAATGGGAGTTTCCATCGGACGAAGCGCGATGATGTCGCCATTGCTAATTTCGGGTTCCATAGAGTGGCCTGTGAGGTTTACCCACACAACTCCGTCCTTGTTATATGGTGGATAATTAATGTAGAAATCAGGATTACGGGTCTGGTCGTTCTCCACCCAGTCGAATCCTCCGATGAAATCGACACTATAATAAGGAGAGCCCTTGCGCTCTTCGTTGATAGTAGGCTGATTTAGATGTGCATTGATTATTTCGTTGTTTTGTGCAACATGTTTTTCTTCAATCTGTTTTTTTATTGCTTTTTCATTTTCTTCTTTTGTTCCCATAATATATCTCTTATTATCATCAATCCCTTTTTTCAACCATAACGGATTAAAGTTAGGATATTTTTGAAGAAATAAATCAAAATTCAGCTTATCTGATGGTTCTGCACCACCATTCCCACAATTAATCAACTTAAATTTATCTACTTCTAAATATAAAGAACAAAGATCGGGACCAACAACACTTAAAATATATGAAATTCTTTCCCGTAATGGAACAATAAGCATAGGTCCTTCACCCGTTAGAAGCCATTCAGGAGAAATATCACTATAAATATTTAGAATATTTTCTAATTTATCAGTACCAATACCTTTTCCTGATTTTAAGCTTTTACTAAACGAAGCATTGGACATCCCTAAACTCTTCTCAAATGCTGATATTGTGATGTTTTTATAATCTATATATGCCTTAATTCTGTCCAAAATCATACTTATTCCTCCATTTTTTATTGATAAATTAGAAAATATTCTATAAAAGCTTGTATAATATTAGAAAATCTTCTATCTTTGCAACGTCTTCCAAAACGAAAGACGCTTTAAAGTTACAAATTTTAATTTAATAATCAATATGAATGTAGCAGAAAACCGAATGTTTGTCAAAGCTTCCAGAGAGCAGATGAACGAAATTGCCAAAAAGTTTGGCGTTACCTTCCGCAGTGTACAATTGGCCTTGGCATTCCAAAGTAACAGCCCATCGGCACGCCTCTTGCGGTCATACGCGCTGAACCACGGCGGAAAGATGTACCGCCTGGAGGAAGTGGAGAACCCTTACGATCATGTACTCACCCTTTAACCAATCGGACCTATGACTAATTTTACCCAATTCGACAATGTGCAATTGAACAAATTGATGGAACACGTGGAAGGCATCCTTGACATTCTCAGCACCGGCGAGAGCAAAGCCGATGCCATGATGGAAAAGCGGGACGTGCGCATCCTTGCAGAGTTCCAGATGAGGCTGTTCAAGGAATACAGAAGAAGAACAAAAAAATAATCACCCATTAATACTGATTGAAATGAAGACCTTAAAAACCATCCAAATTTTAGCATCCACCATCGGCATAGCCATTGCCTTGCGATGTGTAGACAGCCTCTACCCGACAATGAATGAACTGATAGCCGGCATGGCTTTGGTAGTAACCAGTACCCTTGGCCTGATTAGCCAACGATACGTGAAGGAGAGCGAAGAATAAACTAAGGAACAAGCCGGGAGCCTTCCTTTTCGGGATAACACTTCTTTTACTATCTATTAATACCTTCTTAAATCGTATTTCAATAGGTATTAAACTTTAAGGAAAAAGACGGAAGGCGGCCTACTTCCCGGTTCGAGCCCGGGACTTGCACTAACTGATAAATCTGACTATATGGAAATGTACGGAAACATACGATGTGTGACATACGCTGAATTGGTCAACGGCGGTGTTATTAGCGTTTCACAATACCGTCATGGCGTAAGACGAAAGCAGTTCGTATTCCATCAGCGTGGCGGCAACGGCCGCATGGCGTTGATTGACTACCAGTCGCTGCCCGAACGGGTGCGTGAGCGGTATGACGAAATGTTTCCCGATGCCGAAACCCAATTAAAGAAACTGATTATGAGCAACCGACTGAGACAGGACCCGAAGGCGATAGAGTTCTACCGCCGCTATGAACTGACGGGCGGAAGCGGCCTGACGGACAAGAAGCAGGCCGAATATGTGCTGAACGCCGAAGTGATGAACGAGATGGTGCAAGTGGAGAAGGACACCCGCGCACTGCACAGCAAGTGCGGCTACAAGCGTCCGGCACAGGTATGGGAAGCCGTAAAGAGCACCTGCGAGGAACTGCGCCGCCTGTACGGACACACCCTGCCGAACAATGCCGCCCGACTGAGGGAAAAGTTCAACGCCTACAAGAATGACGGTTACGGTGTGCTGATAAGCGGCAAGAACGGCAATGCCTCGGCACGGAAGATAGGTCAGGACGAAGGCCGTCTGTTGCTGAAACTGAAACGCAGCCGGGTGCCGGTCTATACGGATGCACAGATATTCGAGGAGTTCAACCGCCGGGCCGTGGAGAGCGGAACGATGAAGCCGGTGAAGAGCCTGACCACCATCCAGAACTACCTGAACTCACCCGAAATGGTGTCGTTGTGGTATGGTGCGGTGTATGGTATGCAGCAATGGAAGGCGAAGTTCACGACACTGATGAAAACCGAACTGCCTACCCTGCGCGACTCGTTGTGGTACTCGGACGGTACCAAGCTGAACCTCTACTACAAGGACAGCAACGGCAAGATGTGTACCACCTCCGTATATGAGGTGATGGATGCCTACAGCGAAATGATGCTGGGCTACGACATTGCCCCGAATGAAAACTTCGACAGCCAGTACAAGGCTTTCCGCATGGCGGTGGAAACAGCCGGTACCCGTCCGTTCGAAATCGTGAACGATAACCAGGGCGGTCACAAGAAAGCAGCCGCGCAAGGATTCTTCGACCGCATTGCCGTGATCCGCAAGCCCACCATGCCTTACAACGGGCAGAGCAAGACCATCGAGAGTGCATTCGGACGCTTCCAGCAGCAGATATTGCACAAACTGTGGTACTTCACCGGTCAGAACGTGACCACCAAGAAACTGAGCAGCCGCCCGAACTTGGAGTTCATCGAGGCCAACGCCTTTGCCCTGCCCACCTTGGAGGAAGTGAAGGAAATTTACCGCCAATGCCGTGACGAATGGAATGCGGCAGCACACCCCAAGACCGGCATCGCCCGTAAGGACATGTATGCGATGAGCGAGAACCCCGAATCGCAACCGGTCAGCGCGGAAGAAATGCGCCACCTGTTCTGGCTCAAGAGCAAGAAGGCCGTGACCTATACCAACAAGGGTGTGGAAATCACCCTCAGCAAGCAGACCTACGAATATGACGTATATGGTACGGACGGACTCCGCAACGAAGAATGGGCACTGCGCAACACCGGCAGACGGTTCCACGTAATGTACGACCCGATGGACATGACCCGTGTGGAATTGTGGGAAGTGTGCAGCACCGGCCTGCGCTTCAGTACCGAAGCCACTCCGAAGGTAATCATCAGCCGTGGCACACAGGAACGGACCAGCGAAGAAACCAGCTTCATGCGCCGCACCATCGAACGGAGCAAGGAGACCATGGCCTTGGTACAGGTGTCGATGGAAGAATTCGACCTGGACGAACAGATAGCCGCCGAACTCTTCGGCCTTGTGACACCGCAGCCTAAGAACGTGAGCCGGAAGATGATGGACAGAGTGCGTGACGACTACGACCACGGACGACTGAAAGCACCTATATCGCTGCCCGAGAAACAGGCCATGGAGGAAGAGGAAGAAGAAATGGCCTTGGCTTATTCATCGTTGGGCGAAGAAACGAAATACACTTCGAACTTGACCTTTGACGACATAAGCTGCTACGAGAAGATGTAGATAACAGATTCACACGAGGAGAATGTCACCGAGATTCTTCGCTTCGCTCTGAATGACATATAGTATTGATTAAACAACAATTAAATACCGATAAAGAATGAAAGAACTGACTACTGAAAACAAGGAAGCCATCCGTACGGCGCTTGGCGAGTATTGCGACAACTACGCCTCTCGCAACCGTGCCAGCGAGAGCCTGAACGGGGTTTCATCGGCTACCGTATCGCAGATACTGAACGGCAAGTACGAGAAAGTGAGCGACGACATGTTCGTGCGCATCGCTACCCAGATAGGCTATAGCTTCGAACAATGGGTGTTGACCGAAAGCACCGCCTTCCGGGAAATCACCTTCGCACTGGCAGATGCACAGATGTACAAGAACGTGACTTGGATTGTGGGCGATGCCGGATGCGGCAAGACTACCGCCGCCATCGACTACCGCAAGAGCCACCGCAACGTGTTCTACATCCTCTGCTCGGAGGATATGCGCAAGGGTGACTTCGTGCGCGAGATAGCCAAGCAGGTAGGCGCACCCACCGACACGAGCAACACCCGCGAGATACTGGAATATGCCATCGGCATGATTTCGTTCCTCAGCAATCCGCTCATCATCTTCGACGAAGGCGACAAGCTGACCGACACCGTGTTCAACTACTTCATCAGCATCTACAACCGCCTGGAAGGACACAGCGGCATCGTGTTCCTGAGTACGGACTACATCAAGCGGCGCATGGCTACCGGCTTGCAGTACAACAAGAAGGGGTACAAGGAAATCAACAGCCGCATCGGCCGCCGTTTCTTCGAGGTGCAGCCCACCAACCGCAACGACATCCACGCCATTTGCCAAGCCAACGGACTGACCGACACGGCAGCCATCGGCAAGGTACTGAAGGATGCCGAAGCCAGCGAGAACGACCTTCGACGGGTGAAGCGAATGGTACACGTACAGAAACGTATCTTGGAGCGCAGCCATGGAGAATGACAAGAAAAAGACCAAGGACCGTACCGCCAAGGGAGTGCGCGAGATGCTGAGCATGAAGTACGACACGTTCGACTTCCGCGGCGAATGGTACGAGGCGTTCGGGATGCCCGAGAAACGGGGCGTATGGTTCGTGTGGGGCAATTCGGGCAACGGGAAAACCTCTTTCGTGATGCAGCTCTGCAAATATCTGTGCCGTTTCGGGCGTGTGGCCTACAACAGTCTGGAGGAAGGTGTGAGCCTGACGATGCAGAACTGCCTCCGCCGCTTCGGGATGATGGACGTGAACCGCCGCTTCGTGCTGCTGGATGCCGAGAGCATGGAACGCCTGGAAGAGCGGATGAACCGCCAGAAGAGCCCCGACTTCGTGGTGATAGACTCCTTCCAATACACGATGATGACCTTCAAGCAGTACATCGAGTTCCGCGAGCGGCACAAGAACAAGCTGCTCATCTTCATCAGCCATGCCGACGGCCGGCTGCCAAGCGGGCGCAGTGCGAAGAGTGTCATGTACAATGCCGACCTGAAAATCTATGTGGAAGGCTACCGGGCTTTCAGCAAAGGGCGATATGTCGGACCGAAGAGACAGTTCGACATCTGGCCGGAAGAAGCGGAAAGATATTGGGGGAACCGAAAACCGGAGGATTGAGGGCTGAGAATTAAAAATTAAAAATTGAAACGGATTATGAAGACGATTGCAGACAAGCCGGTAACGGCACAACAGGTGAAGGCACTGCACGCCGTGTTCCGCCAAGCGGGTATGGACGAGGAGAACCGACGGAACTTCCTGGCACACCTCACCGACGGACGGACCACCAGCACCAAGGGGCTGACTATGGAAGAAGCAAGGCGCATATTGGATGACTTGGGCAAGGAACACCGTGAACGCTGCCAACAAGAGGCCAAGCAGGTATGCAAACAGATTTATTCCCTCTCGTTCCGCATCTCGTTCCTGAACAAGGGATTCGGGAGCAGCACCGAAGAGGAGTTTGAAATGAACAAGGCCAAAATCAACGTATTCTGCCGC